CAACTTAGCCTTCCCCAAAAAAATTTCTATGTTTACGCTATGATTGGTTCATCGCGGCATGGAGAAGAAGTATCTCGTCAGCCTCATAAGCTGAAGACCGCTGGTGCGAATCCAGCTGCCGCAACCAGTTCTCCATTCAGTTGCCTCTCCTTGATTTTGAGGTTTAAGCCTGTTAGTTATTGACAGGCTTTTTTTTGCCTGTACTATATGGTTATTCGTAGAAGGGTAGAGAAGATATGCAGAGTATTGAAGTAGAGCGTGGTATTGGGATGCCTATGCCGAGGGTGGTGTATGCGTACCCGTATGAGGAGATGGATGTGGGTGACAGCTTCACTGTGCCTGTGTCTGCGCGTCAGAAGGTCTTGAATGCCAATTACAGGGCTTCTAAGCGCCTTGGATTGAAGTTTATGGCTAAGACTGAGGGTGAGGTCATCCGGGTCTGGAGAGTCGCTTAATGGCTCAAGTTGACTTACTTTGGATGGAGGAAGAGGAACTCAGGGCGGTGTGTGTCGCCTTGGTCAACCTTTTGCGTGAGTCTGAGGTGCGTCGTTTGGTTTGCATGAATGAGGCGTTGAAACATGGCTACAGAGAAGGATATACAGATGCAGCTCTACAACTCCCGGCTGCGGTTGAAAAAAGAGATGGAGAGGGCTTTGTCTTGCATTAAGCCGTCCAGCAAGAGAAAACTGGCTGCTGAGTGGAAAGAGATGTATTCGGAGCTGTTTTACAAAGAACTGATTAGCTGTGCCAAAAACAAGAAAGTCGCAATGGAAATTGCTGATTGGAAACCAGAGAACATGAAATGAAATTTGACCTTCAGAAGTTTTACAAGTTCTGTTCCGAACTCAAGATTGAGACAAAGGAAGAGGGCTTGAAGAAGATGGGTAAGCTGTTGGGGACGCAGACTTACGTCATGGAAGAAATACAGAAAGGTCTGGATGAGGATGTTCACTTCTTCGTTATTCTCAAAGGTCGTCAGCTGGGTATCACGACCATCTCTCTTGCCTTGGACCTCTACTGGCAATTTACTCACCCCGGCTGGCAGGGTACGCTGGTGGCAGATACAGAAGAGAACAGAGATATGTTTCGTTCAACTCTGGCTATGTACATCGAGGGTTTACCCAAAGAGTACAAGATTCCCTTGGTTGCCCACAACCGAAACCAGATGGTTCTCAAAAACAGAAGCCGATTGTTCTACCAGATTGCTGGCAACAAGTCTCGTCTGGGGCAGGGCAAAGCTATCACTTACCTTCACGGCACAGAGACTGCCTCGTGGGGCAACGAGGAAGGGCTTGCCTCTTTGATTGCTTCTCTTGCTGAGAAGAACGCCGAGCGGCTGTATATGTTTGAATCCACCGCGCAGGGGTTCAATATGTTCCACGATATGTACAAGACGGCTAAATCAGCCCGTACCCAACGTGCAATCTTCTGCGGCTGGTGGCGCAATGAGTTTTACTCCGTAGATGCTGACACAAACATCTACAAGGTCTACTGGGACGGCAAGCTCACCGGAGAAGAGAAAGAATGGGTTAAAGACATCAAGAAACTGTACGGCGTAGAGATTAATTCCCGTCAGATGGCTTGGTGGCGCTGGAAGATGCACGAGGGCATCAAGGACGAAAGCCTCATGTATCAGGAATTTCCACCCACGGAGGACTATGCCTTCGTGATGACAGGCACAAGTTTCTTCTCCAACAGTAGGTGTACTGATGCAGCCAAAGCAGCCAAGAAAGAGCAACCTGACCATTTCCGTTACGTATTTGGACAACTCTTCCAAGACACAGAAGTCCTCCCGTCAACAGAGCGCCTTGGAACGCTCAAAGTTTGGCAAGAGCCAATTGACACTGCGTATTACGTCATTGGTGCTGACCCAGCGTATGGAAGCTCAGACTGGGCTGACCGATTCTGCATCCAAGTGTTTCGTTGCTATGCGGATGGACTTGAGCAAGTAGCCGAGTTTGCCACCTCTGAGATGAACACCTACCAGTTCGCATGGGTCATCGCTCACTTGGCTGGCGCATACCGCAACAGTACTTTGAACCTTGAGGTCAACGGTCCCGGTCAAGCAGTCATCAACGAGATACGCAACTTAAAACGCCTCGCCTCCGTTGCTGGCGGGGCTTTGGGTTATGGCCTCATGGATGTGCTTGGCTCAATGCAAAACTACATCTGGCGTCGCAACGACACGATGGGCGGTCTCTCCAACTCCATTGGCTACCTGACAACCTCCAACTCTAAGGAGCGGATGCTCAACTACATGAAGGACTACTTTGAGCGTCAGATGATGACCATTCGCAGCATGGATACCTTAGAAGAGATGAAAGGCATCGTGCGCGAGGACGGCTTTATCGGAGCGCCCGGCAGAGCCAAGGATGACCGAGTGATTGCTACCGCCTTGGCAGCCGTTGCGTTTGCCGAGCAAGTCCAGCCTCGCCTCATTGCCCAGCGCATCACCAAAGAGGTGAGCCGCGCACAAGAAGAATTCACCCCAGAGCAAGTGGCTGTGGGCAGGAATGTTTCTGATTACCTCAAACGGATTGGAATGTATGGCGCTTGAAGAACTCTCCAAAGCCGAACTCAAGAAACAGATGAAACGCTTTATTGCTGACAAAGAGCGTGGCATCTCCATCCCGATGTTTTGCGAGTTAGCAGGCATTAACAAAGACCACTTCCTCGATGTCTTTGACAGAGAGAAGCATCCACTCACTGAAAACGTCCAGCGCAGGGTCAACAAGGCCTATATGCGCTGGAAATCAGGCATTGTGAAGGTCATGCGTCGCAATGACAAAAGCCGCTACGTGGACTTCAGACGGGAGCCACAGCCCCCCATTTTTCCGTCTACAGGGTTGAAAATGACCTCTGAAGGCATCAAACTTCGTGTTGGTATGGTCAACCGACACGACTACAGTGAATCTGACCTAAATGAATCTTTGAGAGGGTAAATATGGCTGTTTTAAAAGACTATTGTTGTGACCAACACGGATTGTTTGAGGGATGGGACCCAAAATGCCCCATCAAGTTCTGCAAGGGCAACATCTCCGTGGTTTTCCTAAAACCAGTGGCTATGAAGTCGGATAAAACCAAATCAACGGACAAAAACTTAAAACAGTTGTCCATTGATTACGATATGACCGACATCAAGACCACCAGAGAGGGTGAACACCAAGAAGGCTACATGAAGCGCAAAAACAAACTGACTGACAAACAGTTTTCAGAGGCTACAGAGGCCATGCAAGCCCAGAATCAGCAGCAAGCAGCCCAGCAGCGCCCGGGCAGCAGCGTTTTGTGGGGCAACGGCGGTAACATCAACATGAAGTCAGTCCTTGGTGGACAATTCAAATCCGTGATGGGAGAATCAGTCGGCATAAATCCCAAAGCAGCGGGTGACTTGCGTGGACCCGCCCCGGCAAGTTACGTGGCTGACCACGAAAACCTTTCAGTGAGTAAGTGATGAGAATACCCAACGCCCCAGAAGAACGCGAGAATTTTTACTTGCACATCATCGAGAAGTGTCTCGCCTCTCGTGAAGAACGCAAACCCGATTACGCTTCTCTGAGAAGTTGGTATCTCTTTGGCAACGGGCAAGACGAACCCCCTGCCCTGTACAACAAAATCTTCCCTCACATTGACCAGCTGACTTCGTTCCTGTACTCAGCCGAGACAACCCGCTTCTCTATCAACGTCGGCGCTTCTGTCTCCGAGCAAGAGCAGGTCAAAGTCCCGACACTCACCCGCGCTCTGAACGATGAGTGGCTAAATAGCAACGGCGACCAAGTGTTCTCTCTGGCAACCACATGGTCTCTGGTCTACAACTCTTGCTTCATCAAGCTCATCATCAAGAACGGTATCCACCCCTACCTTGTTGAGCCTTCTTGCATCGGCGTGTTGCGGGAAGACAGCCCACAGACTGACCGACAAGAAGCGATTGTTCAGACGTACTACATCACCAAGTCCGAGCTGTATGACCGTTTGTTCTCGCATCCCAAGCGTGACGCAATCGTCAAGCGCGTGACGGCTACCCAGCACGAGCGCACCGAGGTGGCTAACGGAGTTGAGCGCATCATCTTGTCTCAATCCAACCCAACCATGTACGGTAACGTTAACCTTGACCTTGGTGGACAAAACAAGTACCGCGCTACGGTCGCGGAAGAAACAATTGAAATGACTGAGTTGTGGTTGTGGAATGACGACACAAAAGACTACCAAGTTGTTACAAAAGCCGACCCAGATATCATTATCTATGACCGTCCGGGTGAGTCAGTATTCCTCAAAGGTGAATTGCCATTTGTGCAAATCTGCCCGAATCCTCTGTACGACTACTACTGGGGGGCATCTGAAGTTCAGCGGCTGGTGTACTTGCAACAACTACGCAATAAGAGGATGACCGAAATCCTTGACCTGTTGAGCAAGCAAGTCTCGCCTCCCACGGCGCTGATTGGCTTCACAGGCATCTTGGATGAAAAGAACTTTGCTTTGAACCGCGCTGGCGGTCTGTTGGCCTCTGATATGCCCAACGCCAAAGTCGAGAAGATGGCTCCCCAAATTCCTCCTGACTTGTTTGCCGAAATCAAAGAGATTGACGCTATGTTTGAGGAAGCCTCTGGCATTGTGAACGTGCTGCAAGGCAAGGGTGAGTCCGGTGTTCGATCTTCAGGCCACGCTTCTCAGCTCGCTCGTCTGGGTTCAAGCCGCGCCAAGAAACGTGCGCTCGTCATAGAGGACTCTCTTGAGAAGCTGGCGACCTTGTATCTCAAGTGTATGCAGGTCTACGACCCTACCCACTTTAAAGACATGGAAGGCCGTCCTTTCATTGCCGACCAGTTCACGCAGGACTACGTGGTCAAGGTGGACGCGCACTCCAACTCGCCCATCTTCATGGAAGATATGCGCCAGCTTGCGTTTAACTTGTACAAAGAAAAAGTCATCGACAAAGAATCACTTATTGACTTAATTGAACCGCCGATGAAACAATTGCTCAAAGACCGTCTCAAGAAGATGGAAGCAAAGGAACAAGCGGCGGCTCAACAGCAGCAGGCTCAAAAAGCCCAGCAGCAAAGCCAGCCCAAAGGTGAGCAACCTAAACAGGAGTAATGATGGCAAACGCAGCACCCAAGGTAACAGCCCCCAAAGCTGACCAGCCTCGCGCTACAACTGAGTCTGTAAAACAAACTCAATCACCGCCATCATTGACATATCGCTCAACAGGGATTAAAAACGCTACCGGGCGTAGTCAACGGGATTACACTCGTCGTTAACCAACTTGGAGAAAACCATGCGTAAAGCTCACAAAAAAGCACGTAAAACACGTCGTTAATTTGACCCGAAAGGGGAAAACGGGTATGGCTGCTTCTCCGATTCAAAGTAAGTGGCCGCAGCTCAAGGAGTCCTATCATGGCACGTAAAGCTCGCAAAGGCCGTAAACACGGCAAGTAATCCGTAAGGATTTGTCTTTGGACGGCTGACATAAAATGCCGTCCACCTATTGACAACGAGTTTGTATGTGATACACACTCGCCCCCAAGGAGTTTTTATGAGTGTTCCGCAGGATAAATTAATGGAATTGATGAAGGGTAGTCGCTCTGCTGGCGGCGGTAATCCTTCTGGCGTCAATATGCCCTTTGGTGGCGGCGCTCCTGCTCCCGGCAACATGTCGGACTCAGAAACTCCCCCGATGGCCTCGCCCATGTCTACACCTGAACCCAAGATGGGCAGCAAAGAAGCTGCCATGATTAATTTGGGTATGGCTCAAGATTTGCTGGAGCAATCGCTCCCCGCCGTCGGCTCAGATACAGATGAAGGTCGCGCAATCCTCGCGGCAATCTCGGCAATCAACAAAACGCTTGGCCCCCGCAAAGGCAAGACTAACGAATTGCAGCAATCTGAAATTTTGCAGATGCTTCAATCCCTCCCTCAAGCTGGTGGCGCAACGCCAGAGGGCAAGGCCATCGCTCAAGCGCCGATTCCCGGTATGCCATCCGCAGGTGGCGCACCAACACCACCACAAATGTAAGGAGTCCATCATGGATTTGTTTAAACCTCGCGGCGCTGCTGCACCCCGTCGTCCCACTGACAACAACCAGAAAAATGGCGTTGTCGTGAACACACCCCGTTACGCTGAACTCGGCGGCTTGTCCGGCGCGTCCAAAGTGGCTAAGAACAGCATGGCTGTTCAAAAGCCCGGCGACGGCAAACGCGTTATCTAATCAAGGTAAGAGGGTAAAAAAATTATGTCACTCGAAAACATTTCACTAGAAGCCCGTGATGAGCTTGCAGCCTTGGCGCAGCAACTCGCGGAAAACCCTGCAACTCGTAAAGAGTTCCTTCGCATGACCAAGAAGGTCAAGCCTGACCTTCCTATCCCTGAGTTGGATATTGAAGAGCATACCAACAGCATCGTCTCCAAGGCAGACGCTCGCGTTCAAGCTCTTGAAGCAAAACTCCGGGAACGTGATGCAGTGGAAGAACTCCAAAAGCGTCGTAATGACCTCGTGAAAAAGGGTTTGATTTCTAATGAAGATGAAGTCGGTGAAGTCGAGAAGTTAATGCTGGAGCGTGGTATCACCAATCACGAGACAGCAGCGGAGTATCACAAGTGGATGAAACAGGCAGCAGTGCCAACATCCTCTGGGTACAACCCTTCAGCTGTGAAGCAGTTTGACTTGAACAAGTACTGGAAAAATCCAGCGTCTGCTGCACGGAATGAAGCAATGAATGCACTCAACGAACTGCGTAATCCGCGCCGTCCGATTGGGCTGTAAGAGGGTATTTTTTAACTAAGGAGGCCTTATGGCTATTGGCGGCGGCATCCTACCAGCAACAGGCAGTTCACAATTCAATGAACTGACCTACGTTACTCGTAGAGCCTTCATCCCCAAGCTGGTTGTCCAGCTTTACAACTCGACACCCCTCATGGCGGCTCTGATTGCCAACAGTCAGCAAGCCTCAGGCGGTGTGTCTTCCGTAACCGTTCCCGTTCAAGGCGCACAGTTTGTGAATGCCCAATGGTCTGACTACAGCGGCTCGTTCGCTCAACCGTCAGTCCAACAAGGTGCTTACAACGCTGAATTCGACCTGAAACTGATGATTTCTCCCGTGCCGTTCCTCGGTATGGAAGGCGCAGTTCAGCAAGATGCAGCCATTATTCCGTTGATTGAAGCTCGTATGAACGACGCAACCAACGTGATGATGGACGCAATGGCTACAGCCTTGTACAACAACACGACTGACACCCAACAGTTCATCGGTTTGCCTGCCGCTGTGTCCTCTTCTGGCACATACGGCAACATCAACCGTTCGACCTACAGCTGGTGGCAATCCAAGCAGTACGCTGCTGGTAACGTGAACCCAACTCGTCAAAACATCTTGCAATACATCTCTGGTACTGTGAAAAACGGTGCTGAAATGCCTAGCTTCGGTGTCTGCGGCTTCGGTACATGGACTTTGTTGGCTCAAGACTTCGTTGGTCAAGAACAATACGTCATCACTCCCGGCTCTGGTTTTGACAATGACCCCAACGGCCCTCAAGCTGCTTTCCGCGCTTTGATGGTTGCTGGTGTGCCAATCTATCCAGACCCATATTGCCCAGAAGGTACTGTGTACTTCTTGAACACTAACTACTTGTCGTTGTACATCCACGAGCAAGGTTCGTTTGTGTTTACAGGTTTTGAGTCCACACTCCCCAACTGGCAAATTGGTTATGTTGGCGCTGTTTTGATGATTGCCGAATTGGTGAACGTCAAGCCTAAGTCAATGACCCAAGTGACGGGCTACAACTACCTCTCACTGTAAGGAGTCATCATGTCATTAGGTTTAAACAAAATCATTCTGGCAAACGCCAGCACCAACACACCCGGCGCGTATTGGCAATTAGCAACTGTGAACGTCGCAGCAAGCGGCAACACAGTGGTTCCTGCTGGTACATACTTGGTGTTTCCAACAGCTAACGTGACCATCGAGGCCGTTTCAGCTTACAACTCCAACACTGCTTGCACAACACCTTCCACATGGTCGGTCTGCTTGGCAAACAACACTGGTGGTGTGCTGATTTCTGACGGCGTAAACGTCCGTGCAAACGCTATCGTTGCTACTTCTGCAACCGTTACACTGGCAACAGTGAACGGCGGTGAAGCCGCCTCCGGTACGTTCAACAAGTAAGGAGTTGGCATGGCTAATCCAGATTCACTAGCTCAAGCAACGGGTGACATAGTTAGTAACTATCGCCTCGGTGTCATTCGCGGAACGCAATTGAACACCGCTGGTAATGCTGTTATTACTATTCCCATCTTGAATGGCGGTCTGACGAATAGCAATGCTACGGTTGGGTCAGGTTCGGTCATTGTGCGGCGCGTAACCGTGCAAAACCCTATCGGCTCAGTCGCATCGGCAAATATCTCAATTGGTACGACCAACGACGGCGCTAACTTAGTGACTGCTAACACAGTCCTTTCAAGCGTGTCTGCCGCTGGTAAGTACCAAGATATTTCTAGCACTGCAACGACTTCAGCCGTTACTGGAAACGTAACTCAATGCTTCTACGTCAACGTGAACACTGCTTCGGGTAATGCCAATACAGTGGACATCGTTGTGTGGGGCGATGTTGTGAGCTTCTGATGGAAACTGTTTACGTAACGAACAATAGTGGCAAAACGCTGGTCGCTGACTATGCGTTTAAAAACTATGAGTTCCCCGTTGGCGAAACTGTGCAGCTGGCTGTTGACGCAGCCAGGCACATTTTTGGTTTCGGCGTAAACAATAAAGAACCGCATTTAATCCGTCTGGGTTTTATGCGTGTCAACACAGAACGTGAACAAGCATTGGAGAAACTTGAGAAGTTTGAAATTTCTCACGTAGCCTCCCGAACAGAACCGCTCGTTACCCTCGGCGGTCGGCGTAGTACCCCTTCGCGTTGAAAAACGCGCTGGGGGAAAGTCGTCTCTCGCTAGGGCAGCTTAAACATGGAACTTAAATGGCGACTCTCGCTTCCTACATCACGGAAGTCCAAAGACTGCTGCATGACGCAAACTCAGTCTTCTGGTCTCAGTCCGAATTAACGGACTACATCAACGATGCCCGTGAGCGCGTTGTACGAGATACTGGCTGTTTAAGAACTTTACAAGCTGCAAATACACCCCTAGCACCCAACGGTACAGCTGCTATCCCTTGGAATGCCGGGACAGTCGTTACTGCTGGTCAGTACGTCTTCTCCGGCATTTTCATTTACCAAGTGGTCACTGGCGGCGCTTTGCCGTCTACCGTGCCTCCCTATCCTTCCGCAAATAGCGTGTATCCACCTTCGGGCAACATTACTGTTGGCTCGATTGTGTTGACTTACACAGCGCCTTGCGAAATCATCCCTTACGCAGCCTTGCCACAAGGCATTCAGACGTTGGATGTGTTGACAGTCAACCTTTTCTGGGGAAATAGCCGCATTCCTTTGCGCTATCTTCCTTGGACAAACTTCAACGCTCAGTTGCGCTATTGGCAAAACTACGTAGGCCGTCCCGTGTGTTTTTCAATTTACGGGCAAGGGCAAATCTACATTGGTCCAATTCCAGACCAATCGTATCCAATCGAACTGGATACGGTTATCTTGCCTCAACCTTTGACATTGAACAACGCTTCGGCAACGGACGTTATCAATGACCCCTATACAACGCCTGTAGCGTTCTATGCGGCCTACAAAGCCAAGTACAAAGAGCAAAGCTATGGCGAAGCTGAAATCTACAAACAAGAATACAACAAGCACGTAGACGCAGCTTTGAACTCGACGTTCACTCGTCGCATCCCTGACCCCTACTCAGCACCGTACTAATCATGGCAGCAGCAGAGCAAAAAAAGTCCTATGCTGTCGTTAAAAACTTTGCTGGCCTAAACACCAAAGCTAACCGAACAGCGATTAAAGAAGACGAGTTCTCTTGGATTGAGAACGCGATGCCTATTGGTTACGGCAACATCAAAATTGTTCCCGCTCAGACCGCTGTTCTTGATTCAGGCAACTCTGCTGTTAGCTTTGCGAACACAACTACTTACCTGACATCGGCTAACCTGAACACAAGCGACTACATCATTTCGTTTGAAGCAAATGGTCGGGCTGAATACTTCAAGCTGGATTCTTTGACCAAAGGCAACGTGGCTACATCGGGCACGTTTTCTAGCACCGGAGTTTCTGCAACCCAATACAAGAACGAGCGCATCATCATTGGTGACCCTAGCAAGGGTTTATCAAGCTGGGATGGGGCTAATTTGGTCTCTATCGGCGGTGTTGGCACAATTGGCATCACAAACCCCGGCGCAGGCTATACGTCGGCTCCAAACGTCCAAATTGGCGCTCCAAACCAATCAAACGGTGTTCAAGCTACCGCTGTAGCCACTATTACAGCCAATGCGGTGACCGCTATCACAATTACAAATGCCGGAACAGGGTACACATCCGTTCCTTCAATCACGATTACAGGCGGCGGCGCATCTACAAACGCCACGGCTGTGGCCTCTCTCGTGACGTTTGCAACAGGCACAGTATCTGTTTTGGTAACCAACGGGGGTACTGGGTACACCAACTCAGCCAACATCACGGCAACAATTGGCAACGCATCTGGCTGGACAACACAAGCAACTTGTGTGCCAATCATCAGCGGCGGTCAAGTCACGCAAGTCATTATGACCAATGCTGGCGCGGGTTACACAAACGCATCTAACGTGGTTGTGACCATCTCTGGGGGTGGCGGCAACAATGCAACGGCTACTGCAACGGTTGCAACCAATCCAATTGTGGATGTGGCAACTTTCTCAGGCCGTGTCTGGGTGGCTCAAGGCCGCACGGTGTATTACTCGGCTGCTGGCAGCTACAGTGACTTTACATCCGTGTCTGCTGGCGCATTCACTATCACTGACTCGACTCTGCATGGTCTGATTCAGGCTCTGTTGTCAGCCAACAACTTCTTGTACATCTTTGGTGACGACAGCGTTAACGTCTTTTCTAATTTGCAAGTCACCACCACTGGCTCAACCGTGTTCACAAACACCAACGTCAGTGCGTCAATTGGTAGCAAGCGTATTTACGCCATCTTCCCGTATTTCCGTTCCGTTTTGTTTATGAACGACTACGGTATGTATGCCCTTGTCGGAGCTACAACAAGCAAGATTTCAGACAATCTGGACGGCATCTTTCCGCTGATTGACTTCACGTTGCCAGTGACTGCTGGACAAGTGTTGCTCAACAACATTTTGTGCGCTGCGTTCAGTTTCACGTACAAAGACCCTGTAAATGGACCCCGAGAAATTCAGGCGGTGTTCTTTGAGAAAAAATGGTTTCTTACAAGTCAGGGCGCACTAACTTACGTGACTTCTGCGCCCGTGTCTGGCCTTGTGAATTTGTACGGAGTGACAGGTACGCAGTTGTACCGTTTGTATGGCGACGCATCAGCCAACATCAGCAGCAAAATTCAGACGGCCTTGATGGACATGAAAGACCCCATCAGGACTAAACAGGCTTTGAAGTTTGGCATTGAAGCGACTTTGACTCAAGCTGCAACGCTGACTGTGACGGTGGATAGTGAACAGGGTTCTAGCCCTGCGTACACGCTGACGAATGATGTTGCGTGGTACAACAATTTCAGCCAAACTATCCCTTGGCAAAACAACAGCAGCGTCATCATCGATTGGCTTTATAGCCAAGGGTACTATTTGTACAAGTCAGACGCGCAACAGTACGGCAAGTATTTGGGTTTGACAATGACATCAAACACCGCTGGTTTTGTGACAAATACGTTCGAGTTTGAACATGAATTGAGAGTGAGGTTCTAAATGGCAGTTCCGTATACCTTTGGCAGTGCAACAGCTGCTATTCCTTTGTCCCAATTGGACAGCAACTTTGCTACGGCTATTACGCTTGGCAACACGGCAATTCAGCTTGGCAACACTGTGACCACGTTGAACAACATGACGTTAGCTAACGTAACTGTTAGCAGCGGAAACGTGACCGTGGCTTCTGTAACAGACTCAGGATTGACTGCTGGGCGTGTGAACTATAACGGCACAGGTGGTCTGCTAGTAGATTCTGCCAACTTAACTTTTGATGGCACTAATTTAGGTCTTGCTGGCGGCACAGCTAACGGAGTAGCCTATCTCAATGGCTCTAAGGTGCTTACTACTGGTTCTGCACTGGTGTTTGATGGTGCTAACTTGGGTGTGGGTGTTACTCCTAGTGCTTGGGGTACGGGAGCTTCTGTAAAAGGCTTTCAATTACCCGGTGTTTCTTTGTGGGGTTACGGCAACACAAACGCTTATCTTTCAGCAAACGCTTATTACAACGGTACAAACCGCATCTACACGACAAGCGCATACGCTAGTGAATATGCACAATCTGGCGGAACACATATTTGGTTTAACGCCCCATCAGGCACAGCAGGTAACGCCATCTCCTTTACCCAAGCAATGACACTAGATGCTAGTGGGAATTTGGGTGTTGGAACTACAAGTCCCGCTGTATCTGGCATCAATACAACAATTAACGTCAAGTCACCCAATTCTTCTGGCTCTGCTTATTTGTTAGCTCAAAGTAGTGACGGTGGCTCAAGCATCGGACTTTTATCAGGCAACTCAAGCTCTGACCAAGCGGCAATTATTTATCAGACTGCTTTGAGATTTGGTACTGCTTCTGGTGTTGGCATTAGCGGTTTTACAGAACGTATGCGTATAGACTCCAGCGGTAACTTGCTGGTGGGGCTTACCTCTGATACTACAACCCCTGCTTCTGGTTTAGAAATTACCCCTAATAATGGCGCTTCACAAATAAGAATCGGTCACCTTACTGGGAC